CAAGGTAAAATATAGTGGCTTATATAGTTAGAAATATAGATATTTTAGATACTAAACCTAGTACTGGTGTTGGTATTAAAGTACCTTTTGATGGACCAACAGGTATAAACACTACATATACAACTAAAGATGCTATAAAATCAAATTTATTAAATTTTATTCTAACAGGTAAAAGAGAGAGGGTATTTAATCCAAGTTTTGGTTCGGGAGTAAGAGAATTAATATTCGAGCCTATAACAGAAGATATAGTTGATCAAATAGATAATTTAATTAGAGGAGGAGTAGAATCATATTTCCCTACAGTTGAAATAAGAGAATTAGAAGTAACCTTACAACCTGATAGTCATACTTTTAATATATATTTAAATTATTCTGTTATCAATACTAATATTGAAGATGAATTACAAATAAACTTAAATAATGGCTGAGAGTAAACAAATACAATATTTAAATAAAGACTTCGACGGGTTCAAGCAAAAACTACTTGAATTTGCCCAAGTATATTACCCTGATACCTATAATGACTTTTCAGATACATCAGCTGGTTTAATGCTTATTGAAATGGCTGCTTATGTAGGTGATGTTTTGGCATACTATGGTGATAATCAAATTCAAGAAAACTTTGTAGAATTTGCTAAACAAAGAGATAATTTATTATCTTTAGCTTATACACATGGATATTTCCCACAAGTAACAACAGCTGCAACTACGGATGTTGATGTATTCCAATTACTACCATCTACAACTGAATTTGGACAAGTAAGACCAGACTATAATTATGCTATGATTTTAGCTAATGGTGCTCAAATCCAATCATCAAATGATAGTAGTGTTTTCTTTTATATAGAAGATCAAGTTAATTTTACTACATCTGGTAGTTTTGATCCTACAACTTTATCAGTTTACTCTGTAGATAGTTCAAATAATCCTAATTTTTATTTACTTAAGAAAAAAGCTAAAGCATCAGCAGGTACTTTAAAATCATCTACCTTTACTTTTACTACACCTGAAAAATTTGCAACTATACAAATACAAGATACAAATATAATAGAAATAGTTAAAGTTACAGATAGTGATGGTAATACTTACCATGAAGTTCCTTATTTAGCACAAGAAACAATTTTTGATTCTGTAACTAATATAGCTTCTAATGATCCTACTTTAGCACAATACAATGATACTACACCTTATTTACTTAAAGTAAAAAAGGTACCTCGTAGGTTTATTAAAAGATTTAAATCCGATAATACACTAGAAATACAATTTGGTCCTGGTATTTCATCCAACCCAGATGAAATAATAACTCCTAACTCGGATAATATAGGTTTAGGATTACCTTATGGAACAGATAAATTAACAACTGCTTGGGATCCAGCTAACTTCACTTATACTAAAACTTACGGTATAGCACCTTCAAATACTACTTTGACAGTAGAATATTTAGTAGGAGGAGGAGCTACATCTAATGTTTCAGTACAATCTTTAACAATATTAAGTTCTGGCTCTGTTAGTTTCTTTGGATCAGGATTAGATAATACATTAAAAACCACAGTTAGTGGTTCATTAGCATTTTCAAATGCCGAAGCAGCTACAGGAGGAGGAGATGGAGACACAAATGAAGACATAAGAAGAAAATCTATAGCCCAATACCCAACACAATTAAGAACTGTAACAAAGGATGATTATGCTATTAGAGCTTTATCTTTACCTTCAAAATATGGTAAAGTATCTAAAGTGTATGTAACACAAGAAAATAGCGATTCTATTAGAAATAGTGAAGAAAGATATGATACAAACACTTTATCATTATATATTTTATCCCAAAATACAATAAATGATTTAGTAGTAGCAGATCCAGCTTTAAAAGAAAATTTAAGAGTATTTTTAGCAGAGTATAGAATGTTAACAGATGCTATTAGAATAAAAGATGCTTTTATTATTAATATAGGAATTAATTTTGATGTAATTCTATTACCTAATTTTAATGTTCAAACAGTATTAAATGCTTGTATACAAGCAGTAAAAGATTATTTTGATATAGATAAATGGCAAATAAATCAACCTATTTTAATTAATAATGTTAGAAATGTAATTGATCAAGTTGATGGAGTTCAAACAGTTAAAAAATTAGAATTTGTAAATAAAGTAGGAGAATCTGATGGATACTCAGAATTAGCATATGATATTAAAGGTGCTACAATAAATGAAGTATTATATCCATCTTTGGATCCATCTATTTTTGAATTAAAATATCCTGACACAGACATACAAGGAAGAGTAGTAACAAACTAATAAATAATGGCAGTATACAAAATATTTCCCGAAAAAGATACATTTATTTTATCTAAATTTCCTGCTCAAAATACAGGTAGAGATGAAATACTAGAGGTTACTAACGAGAATGGTATCAACATAAACTCATCAGCACAAGGTGATCTACCTGCTGTTAAACGTACTTTAGTACAATTTAAAACAACAGATATTAGTGATGTTGTAAGCAATAAAATTGGTAGTAATAATTATAGTGCTAGTTTAAATTTATATTTAGCTACAGCCGAAAATGCTCCTTTAAATTACACTATATATGCTTACCCTATTTCAGGAGCCTGGGATATGGGAACTGGGAGAGTAAGTGATAATCCTAAAACTGAAGATGGATGTTCTTGGGGGTGGAGAGGAACCTCAGGTTCAAACGCCTGGACAACAACAGGCTTTGCTGATTTTGTAACGGGTTCCTATTCTGGTAGTACAACTGGGGGAGGTACTTGGTATACAGGTTCAACAACAGTAAATCCTGAAGCATCACAATCCTTTTTATATACTAGCGATAAAGATATTTCTATGAATGTAACTAATGCAGTTAAGCTATGGAATGCTGCTAGTTTTTCAAATAATGGATTTATAGTAAAACTAGAAGATAGTATTGAATTTGCATCCGATTATGTACAAACAAGTTATTTTTCAGTAGACACCCATACAATCTACCCACCAGATTTAGAATTTAAATGGGACGATTCATCTTATGACACACCTTTAACTGCTGTAACATCTAGTGATTTTGTAATTTCTTTTACTAATATAAAAGAAGAATTTGAAGATAGTGCTATATATGATTTTAAATTAAAAGCAAGAGATACATACCCTACAAGAGTATTCCAAACATCATCTGTATACTTAAATGCTAAAGTATTACCTACATCTTCATATTGGGGATTAAAAGATGCTAAAACTGGAGAAATGGTTGTTGACTTTGATACATCGTACACTAAAATAAGTGCTAATAGTGGTAGCAACTACTTTACAGTTTATATGGATGGGTTAGAACCAGAAAGATATTACCAATTAATGGTAAAAACTATTATTGGAGATGAAACTTTAATAATTGATAATAAAGAAAATTATTTTAAAGTAGTTAGATAATGGCTAGGCAAGAAGTAAAACTTAATAAACAGGTATTTGGAAAAATATCTTATCCTAAAGTTATTGATACTGAATTTAAACAATTAATTAAACCTGAAGAGGTTTTACAAATTGAAGAACCAATAACTACGGCAGAATTTTTTGCTGAATATGATAGATTATTTTTTGAAATCCCTCAACAAGGAGCCGGTTCACATGATGAGTTAGTCAAAAGAAGTTCTGCTTATATAGGTGTAACAGGACAATCTGAGCAAATACAAGCATTACTAAACGAAATAAACGAATTAAGAGCACAATTACTATCAGCTCAACAAGAGATAGTTAATTTAAGTACTAGTATATAATGGCAGAAGAAGTAAGCATTTCTAGTGTTTCACCTAGTTCTCTAGAAACTCAAGTATATTCTACAAAGGATATAGAATTATTAAATGAGTTTGAATTAAATAGGGAATTTGGATCAGAACAAGATGTAGTAGAATATCATATATTTTCTGCTACAAATGAACTTTTATCTTCAAGTTATGATTTTAAAAATTATTCAACACTAGTTACTAACCCTTCAAGTTCCCTATATAACACTCTTTATATTGACCCAGATCAGGACCTACAAAATGCAGGGTTTAATTTAGGTGAATATAATGTTCTTTATAATTTTTATAGACCTTTATTTTTAAGTAATAAAGATGAAAAATATTTTATAAAAGAAATATCTTCAGATAGAACGGAGATAAAAATTACTACTAATAATTTATCTTATAATGCTGTAGGAACATCTTTCTTTAATTATATTACTTCTAAAACAGGTAAAAGTTTTTATTCTGATTTATTATTAAATTTTGGTGATAATAATACTTTAATAGGAGTAAATACATTATTAGATACTGAAGATCAAACCCAACCCGGTATATTTGTAAAACTATATGAACCTTTACCTTCATCATATAATGTTTTAGATCAACTGTGGGTAGTAGAAGAAGTTTCTGATCCAATAAGTTTCCAAGTAAATATTCAATTTACAGCTGAAGAAACTGAACAACTAGAATATTTAAGAGGTCCTAATACTAACATTGATTTAAATGAGTTAACTAATACCCCTACAAAATATTTTAATAC